CAATCTGCGCGCAACCGGCGCCACCGTGCTCGATCTAGATCCCGAGAGCGGCCGGCAGTGGCGGGTCGAAGCGCATGGCGGGCATTTCGGCGGCTCGCTCGATGCCGTCGCGATCGGCCTCAAGGAAGCGCCGAAGACCTGGCACGTGGTCGAGTTCAAGACGCATTCGGCCAAGAGCTTTCGCGAACTCGCCACCAAGGGCGTCGCCCTCTCCAAGCCGCAGCATTGGGCGCAGATGCAGATCTACATGCATCTGACCGGCATCACCCGGGCCCTGTATGTGGCCGTGTGCAAGGATACCGACGAACTGCACATCGAGCGGGTGCGCGCTGACGGTGAGGCGGCCGGGCGTCTCATGGAGAAAGCTCGCCGCATCATTGCAGCGGCCCGCCCGCCGGCCCGAATCTCGGAAGATCCCGCCTGGTGGGAATGCCGTTTCTGCGACCACCACGCCGTCTGCCATGACGGCGCCGCAGCCGAAATCACCTGCCGGTCCTGCCTGCACGCTACGCCGGTCGAGGGCGGCTGGCATTGCGCGCGCTTCGACCATGCGCTCGATCGCCCCGCGCAGCGCCAAGCCTGCCGCAAGCACCTGTTCATTCCCAACCTCGTGCCCGGGGAAGTAACCGATGCCGGCGACGACCATGTCGTCTACCGGATGGCCGACGGCGGCAGCTGGGTCAATGACGCCCGGGAGGTCCCGTCATGCTGAGCTTGCGCCCCTATCAGCAGGCCGCCATCACGGCGATCTACAACTATTTCTCAGACAAATCGGGTCATCCCCTGGTGGTGATTCCGACAGCCGGCGGCAAGTCGGTCGTGCTGTCGGCGTTCATCCAGGGCGTACTGCGGCAATGGCCCGACCAGCGCATCCTGGTCGTCACCCATGTGCGCGAGCTGATCGCGCAGAACCATGCCGAGATGATCGGACTGTGGCCCGAGGCGCCGGCCGGCATCTACTCGGCCGGCCTGCGCAAGCGCGAGATCGGCGCGCAGGTGCTGTTCGCCGGCATCCAGTCGATCCACCGGCGCGCCTACGAAATCCAGCAATGCGATCTGGTGCTGATCGACGAGGCGCATCTGATCCCGCGCACTTCCGACACCATGTACCGGCGCTTTCTCGACACGCTGGCCCGGATCAATCCGCAGCTCAAGGTGATCGGCTTTACCGCTACGCCCTATCGGCTCGACAGCGGGCTGTTGCACCAGGGCGACGAACGGCTGTTCACCGACATCGCCTACGAGGTCTCGATCCGCGACCTGATCGGCCAGGGCTACCTTTGCCCGCTGGTCAGCAAGGCGACCGAGGTCTCGCTTGACGTCGGCGGTGTCGGCAGCCGCGGCGGCGAGTTCATCGCCGGCCAGCTGCAGGCCGCCGTCGACCGCGATCCGATCACCCAGGCCGCCATCGACGAGGTGGTGGCCTATGGCGAGGGCCGGCGATCCTGGCTCGTGTTCTGCGCCGGCGTCGAGCACGCGACCCATGTCGCGGAGGCGATCCGAGGGCGCGGCATCTCGTGCGCCACCATCTTCGGCGACACGGCTACGGCCGAGCGCGATCGCATCATCGCCGCCTTCAAGCGCGGCGAGATCAGGGCGCTCTCCTCGATGGGCGTGCTCACCACCGGCTTCAACGCGCCGGCGGTCGATCTGATCGCCATGCTGCGCCCGACCAAATCCGCCGGCCTCTATGTGCAGATGGCTGGACGCGGCACCCGCCTCGCACCCGGCAAAGACAACTGCCTGGTGCTCGACTTTGCCGGCAATGTTGCCCGGCACGGGCCGATCGATGCCGTCACGCCGAAGACGCCCAGCGAGGCCGAGGGTGCACCGCCCACCAAGATCTGCCCGGACTGCGACAGCATCCTGGCGGCGGCGATCCGCGAATGCCCGGATTGCGGACACCGGTTCCCGCCGCCCGAGGTGAAGGTGGCAGCTACCGCCACCACGCTCGAGATCCTGTCCACCATGAGGCCGCAGTGGGTCGCAGTGTCCGACATCGTCTACGGCTTGCACGAGAAGCCCGGCAAGCTGCCGTCGTTGCGGGTCGACTATTGCTGTGGGCTCGTACGCCATCGCGAATGGGTCTGTTTCGAACACACAGGCTACGCCCGCGAGAAGGCAGCCGCCTGGTGGCGCGCGCGCAGCACGGCGCCGGTGCCCGCCACCATCGCGGCGGCGTTGGCGATGAGCGACGCGCTGTTGAGACCCGCCGCCATCCAAGTGCGCCCGAGCGGCCGCTTCACTGAAATCGTCAATTACAGGTTCGATCGATGCGACGCCTCGGCCTCTGCGCCGTCTGCCATCGCCAATCGCGTGGCTTCGGCTGGTTTGACGCCAACCTTTCCGTCGGCAATCCCGGACGCGACACAAGCTACCGCCGGCTCTGCAGCCGCCACTGCCAGGACCTCTGTCACTGGAGGCGCGGCATGATCGATCCGACCCCGAACGAACGGGCCGCGATGACGCAGGGTGGCGCCATGGGCGGCGAGTATCTCGACAGCCTCGGCAAGACCGATCTCGCGCAACTCAGCACGGAGGAGTGGCAGACCTTCGTCGAGGCGATCGTGACTGGCTATTGCGACGGGCTATGCGATCTCGTCGGGCAGGATCGCAGCCGCCTCGACGGCATGATTGAGAGGACACCGTTTTGATGTCCGCGCCTGGCTTCATGGACCGGTTCGGCCCGCGCCTCGTGCTGAACGGCTATCCCATCATCCCGATCCAGCCCGGCACCAAGAAGCCAGGCTGTCATCGTGGCGGCGGTTGGCGCGATTATCCGGATTGGACCCGGCACGCGGCGCGCGCCACCACCGATCTCGAACTGGCGCAGTGGCGCGGCTGGCCCGACGCCGGCATCGGCATCGTCGGCGGCACCGTCGCCGCTGTCGACATCGATATCGCCGACGATGCCGAACTCGCGCATCGCATCGAGCGGCTCGCACGCGAGCGGATCGGCGACACGCCGGCGTTGCGCATCGGCCGCCCTCCCAAGCGCCTGCTGGTCTACCGCACCGTGGTGCCGTTCAAAGGCATCAAGCGGCACCCGCTGGAAGTTCTCTGCCTCGGTCAGCAGTTCGTCGCCTACGCGGTTCATCCCACCACCGGCCGCCCTTACGACTGGCCGGAAGAGAACCTCGCCGATCTCGATCTCGGCAGCCTGCCGGCGATCGATGAACCCCGGGCGCGGGCCTTTCTTGACGAGGCCATCGCGCTGCTGCCGGAGAAGCTCCGCTCTGCGAGGCTTCCAGCCGGGCAGACCGGCGAAGCCCGCGCCGACCACGCTCAGCAGGGCACGCCGGACGCGGTGCGCGCGGCGCTCGCCTGGATTCCGAACGCGGATCTCGATTATGACAGCTGGGTGCGCATCGGCATGGCGATCAAGGGCGCCATCGGCGATGCCGGCGCGGACCTGTTCGCCGCCTGGTCGGCGCAGTCGGCCAAAAACGATCCCCCCGTCACCGCCAAGAGCTGGGCCGGCTTCAAGCCCACCAGCATCGGCGCCGGCACGCTGTATCACCACGCCATGGCGCGCGGCTGGAAGCCCGATGCGGCGCTGGTGCTCGATGGCTCTGCGCCCCGCGACGCCGTTCATCCGGCAGCCGGCCTGCTCGCCTCGATCGGTGCCGGACCCGCCGCGGCGGAATCGAGGCTCGCCGCGCCAGCTTTCGATCTTGTCATTCCCGGCGGCATTCTGGGCGATCTCACGCACTACATGACGGCGACTGCGCGGCGGCCGCAGCCGCTGTTGTCGCTCGGTGCAAGTCTCTGCGCAATTGGCGCGCTGATGGGCCGGAAATACCGAACCGACAGCAATCTGCGCAGCAATCTCTACATCGTCGGCATCGCCGATTCCGGCTCCGGCAAAAACCACAGCCGCGAGGTCGTCAACGAACTCTTCGTCGAAGCTGGCCTCTCCCACTGTCTCGGCGGCAACAAGATCGCTTCCGGCGCAGGTCTCCTGACGGCAATCCACCGCCAGCCATCGATCCTGTTCCAGATCGACGAGTTCGGCATGTTCCTGGCGGCCGCCGCCGACCGCCGCCGCAGTCCGCGCCACATCACTGACATTCTCGATAACATGACGGAGCTCTATACGGCCGCAGGCGGCATTTTCCTCGGCGCCGAATATGCCAACCGCGACGGCCAGAACCAACGGCGCGACATCAACCAGCCCTGCATGTGCGTCTATGGCACCACGACGCCGCTGCATTTCTGGAACGCCCTGCAGGGCTCCAACGTCATCGACGGATCGCTCGCCCGCTTCATCATTCTGCCCACCGAGAACGACTATCCGGAGGAGAACGCTGGCTCGGGCATTCGCGTGTCGCCGCCGCCCCTCATCGAAAGTCTGCGCTTCATCTCCGCTGGCGGCGGACGGCGCGTGTCGGGCAATCTGATCGGCAAGACAGCCGGGCAGGAAACCGCGGTCGATCCGATGACCGTGCCCATGCAGCCTGGCGCGAAGGATGCCTTCCGGACGCTCGGCACCGAGATCACGAACGAACTGCGCGAGGCGCGCGGAACGGCCTTCACCGCCATCCTCGCCCGCATCGCTGAGAACGCGCAGAAGCTCGCTCTGGTAAGAGCCGTCGGTCTCGATCCGGAAGCGCCGGAGATCACCGCCGATGACGCCGATTGGGCCATCCGTTTCGTCCGGCATTTTGCCAACCGCACCATGGTTGCGGTGGAGCGGCATGTGGCCGACAACGAAACCGAGCGGAACCACAAGCGGATGCTGGAAATCATCCGCTCCTCGGGCGACGCCGGACTGACCAAGAACGAACTCGTTCGCAGGACCCAGTTCGTCGACAAGCGTCAGCGCGATGAAATTCTCACGACGCTGGTCGAGGCAGCGCTGGTGACGACGGCCATGCGCCCGTCATCGACGAAATCCGCTCTGGCCTACTGCGCGGTGGTGCGGCAGCCATGATCGCCAAATCCCTCAATGCCGCATCGAATCCCTCAAGCCGGGGAAATAGGTCTAGCGCATTGAATTCAATGCAAAAAACCGAATCCCTCAAATCCCTCAATCCCTCAATCCCTCAAGGGGGGATGTTGTGGGGGTATGGGATGCCGTTCCCCGACACCCTTATTGAGGGATTGAGGGATTTGAGGGATTTAATATTATATAATAAATATAGATACTTAGCTTACCTCAGACCCCCCTTGAGGCTTCTTGAGGGATTTGAGGAATCTCCCGGCACGGCGCCGACGCCGGGCCTGATCGAACCGGACCGTGCCCCTCCCGGGTTCGGGCGAGTGCCGCATCCTTGGCTGGATGCCGCTTTCGCCCCGACCGTCCGAACCTCGAGGAGGTCACCGTGTCTCTTTCCCAGGCGCAGCGGCGGCGCCGGGGTCCCGCGATACCCGATTGTGTCGCAGGCGCCCCGTCGAAGTACCCCATTCTCGCCCTCGATCTTGGCACCACCACCGGCTGGGCGTTGCACTCCGGCGATGGCGCCATCGTCAGCGGCACGGTGTCATTCCGGCCGAGCCGATACGACGGCGGGGGAATGCGATACCTACGCTTCCGCGGTTGGCTCGACCAGTTGGCAACCGATGTCGGCGGCTTGAGCGCGGTCCACTTCGAAGAAGTGCGTCGCCACGCCGGCACTGATGCCGCCCACATCTATGGCGGTCTGCTCGCCACGCTGACTGCCTGGTGCGAGCAACGTTCGATCCCCTACCAGGGCGTCCCCGTCGGTACGATCAAGCGTCACGTCACCGGCAAAGGCAACGCCGATAAGGCCACGGTGATCGCTGCGATCCGCGCGCGCGGGTTCTCACCAGCCGACGGCAACGAGGCCGACGCGCTCGCGATCCTGCTGTGGGCGATCGAGACGCAGGGAGGCGTGCGATGACGCGGACGCGGCTTCCCGACCGCCGTGCAGCCGAGACGGTTCAGCTTGAGCACGAAGGCGCGTGCTTCACGGTGACGATCGGGTTTTATGCGGATGGACGCCCCGGCGAGGTGTTCACCCATGGCGCACGCAGCGGCTCCAGCCTCGATGCTCTCTTGGCCGATGTCTGCGTGGTGGTCTCATGCTTGATCCAGCACGGCGTCGAGCCCCGGGATCTTGCGACCAGCATGGGGCGGCTTGGCGACGCTGAACCTGCTTCGATCATCGGCGCGGTGCTCGATCTCGTAGCGGCCATGAGCCAATCCCCTCAAGCGATCGAGGAGACCCAGGCGTGGACACCGAACAGGACACGTTAACACGCTGGACGCTGGATCAGGTTGAAGCGCGGCTTCACGAAGCGGCCAACCTGATGAAGCGGATGCCGGAGGAACGCGCGCCGGGTTGCTGTCCGCTCGGGCCGGAAGTTCTCGCCGAGTTCGGCGACCCTATCCGGCAGGAACTATCCCACTTGAAACGTCGGCCAGCATCGCTTGATGCCATCAGCCGCATGGAGGAAACCCTCGGCTGGCTGCGCTGGCTAGACGCTGACGATGCAAAGCTTACCTGGGCGCGTGCAGAGCGCAAGCCATGGAAAGTGATCTGCTGGCGCTTCGGTGTCGGCCGCGCCACGGCAAATCGCCGTTGGAAGTATTCGCTCAGCCTGATCGCGTGGCGATTGAACGGGCTTGTCGCGCCGGCGAAACGCTCGCGGCGCTTCCTCGTTG